CCTGGACAGAACATCCTGATCACACTATCCTTAAAGCCATGGTTGCTGAGCGTGCAATCTTTTTCGTCCTATTACCCTTCTTTAGGTTTAATGGCGACGCAGGGATGCGAACAGTCTCAGCTGACATCTCACGAGACGAACAAGTTCACGTCGCAACAAATAGCTTGGTTTGTCGAGAGCTTGGTGTGGAGGCTTCGCCGTCGCTGGATAAACTTCGTAAGGCGACTATTGCCTGGGTCATGCAACCACTAGGCAAGAGTGACGATAAATATTTGGACAAAAAATTTTGGCTGGAGTCTAGCGACCGGCTAATGTATGAGGGTAAAGCACCACAACTTTCTGACACACAGCGAGCACGGATGCCTGCCTTCTTTGAACACGCAAACCAAAACCTTCCACAATATGCTTAACTTTCTAACACCTGAAAAGCTGTTGGCAGAGTTGGAAGATAAATTTCCTCCACCTTTTACTGGACCAGAAGATACAATCACCCACATCATGTTCCGCGCTGGTCAGCAGAGCATTGTCGATTGGATTAAACAACGTCTTTCTGAAGAATAATTATGGCTAACCCACAACGCAGGGCTAATCGCAACAGGATGTTTGATCAGCTGCTGTCTGTTGGATACGATCCTGGCACTGCAGGCAGTATTGCTAACACTCCTAACTGGGATCAAACAAACAGAAGGTTTCAAGCAGCTATGGCTAACCCGCCAGGGAGGCCTCAACCCGCACCTACACCACCTCCTGCACCTGAAATTATCAAACCTCCCGTACAACGACAGGCTACTCAGTCGTCTGTTGGTCAGGGAGTACGGCAAGCACGTGGATCAAAGAAACGCACACGCCTTTCTGATCTACGCATCAGCCGTCCACGAGTAAACACACAACTAGCTATTGGTGCCGGTGGTACCGGTCTCAATATTGGAGGATATTAATGACAGCTAAATCTAGGTACGATGCACTAAGCAGTGGCCGTACATCGTTTCTTGACATTGCTGTTCGATGCTCTGAGCTTACACTTCCGTACCTCATCCAACGTGATGAGATGCGGAGTTCCCACAAAACTCTTACACAACCTTGGCAAAGCGTAGGCGCTAAGTCGGTAGTCACTCTGGCATCTAAGTTGATGCTGGCTCTGCTACCACCTCAGACTACGTTCTTCAAGTTGCAGATTGCAGATGAAAAGCTTGGGACTGAAATCCCTGCTGAGATTCGCTCTGAACTTGATCTTAGTTTTGCTAAACTTGAGCGTATGGTGATGGACTCTATCGCTGCTTCCAGCGATCGTGTCACTGTTCACCAAGCCATCAAACACCTTGTTGTTGGTGGTAATGCTCTTTTGTATATGGGTAAAGACGGGATTAAGCATTATCCATTGAACCGCTACGTTGTAGAACGAGATGGTAACGGCAACGTAATTGAGATCGTAACCAAAGAACTTATTAACAAAGAACTTCTGCCAGTTGATGTTGTTAAGGATCCTCTCATGGTTAATGAGAGCACCACAGCAACTAACGACTGCGAAGTTTATACACACGTAAAACTACAGAACAACCGTTGGGTCTGGCACCAAGAGGTGTACGACAAAAAGATTCCTGGCACTGAAGGTAAGGCACCAAAGGAGACATCTCCTTGGCTTGTCCTTAGGTTCAATACAGTTGACGGAGAGAACTATGGTCGCGGCCGAGTAGAAGAATTTATCGGTGATCTCAAGTCACTTGAAGCACTCTCTCAGGCCATCACAGAAGGCTCTGCAGCAGCTGCTAAAGTGATCTTCCTAGTGTCACCATCATCAACTACAAAACCACAGACTCTGAGCAAGGCTGGCAACGGTGCCATCATTCAGGGACGACCTGATGATGTTGGTGTAGTACAAGTTGGTAAGACTGCTGACTTTGCTACGGCACTACAGCAGATGCAAACGCTTGAGCGTCGCATCGCTGAGGCATTCCTTGTGTTGACCGTACGCCAAAGCGAACGGACAACTGCAGAGGAAGTACGTCTTACTCAACTTGAACTAGAGCAACAGCTTGGCGGACTGTTCAGTCTGCTTACTGTTGAGTTCCTTGTGCCATACCTGAACCGCAAGCTGCTTGTAATGCAACGCAGCGGTGAGCTTCCTAGGTATCCAAAGAACCTAGTTAAACCAACCATTGTTGCTGGTATCAATGCACTTGGTAGGGGTCAGGATCGTGAATCCCTGACCAACTTCATCATGACTATTGCTCAGACCATTGGACCTGAAGGCATGATGCAACACCTCAATGCAGATGAGTTCATCAAACGTCTGGCAGCTGCACAGGGTATTGATGTACTGAACCTTGTGAAGTCTATGGACCAACAGCAAGAGGAACAACAAGCTGCGATGCAGCAACAACAAGAGATGGAGATGACTAAGCAAGCTGCAGCTATGCAGTCTGCACCTATCAATGACCCATCTAAAAACCCCGCACTAGCTGCACAGCTGGAGCAAGAACAACCACCTATTGAATAATGGCAGAAGTATTTACATCGGATAACAGTGTACCTGCAGAGGTAATGGAATCTCAAGAAGCAGACATTGCTGATTCCTTGCGTGTAGGTGAAGAACTACAAGCAGCTCAAGAACAGCGGCTAGCTGGTAAGTATAAAAATACTGAAGAGCTGGAAGCTGCATACCTTGAGCTGCAAAAGAAACTTGGGAGTCAAGAAAATGTGCAAGCAGAGCCTGAAGAAACTCCTGAAACAAATTGGTTGGATGAAGCCTACCGATCAATCAACGAAAGCGGGAAGCTCTCAGAAGAAGTAACTAAGCAACTCTCTGAGATGAATGGTGTTGATGTATTCAATGCAATGCAAGCATTAACGCCTGCACCTGAAGGTCGTGACCTTACACAAGGTGAAGTAGATAGCATCTACAAAGCTGTTGGTGGTGAAGATCAATACAGTCAAATGATTTCTTGGGCTCAGAGTAATCTCTCTGAGTCACAGGTTCAAGCGTTTGATCAGATCATTGAATCTGGAAACATGGATCAAATTAACCTAGCTATTAAAGGTTTGACAAGTCAGTACACAGATGCTGTTGGACAGGATGGAGATCTGATCCAAGGTAAACCAGCTTCAGCACTCTCTGAATTTAGGAGCCAACAAGAACTTATCCAAGCAATGAACGATCCCCGGTACGACAATGATCCAGCGTACCGACAAGACGTTATTAACAAATTGGATCGATCTAACATTTCTTTCTAATGAACGACACCCAAATCTGGCCCACCGAACCACGTATGTACATCGACGAAAACTCTATTCCTCATAACGAACGCGCCGAGCGTCTCAATGGCAGGCTTGCCATGCTCGGTGTGATGGCTGCGCTTGGAGCGTATGCCGTGACTGGTCAACTTATTCCTGGAGTCTGGTAATGCCACAAGGTAAAGGAACTTACGGATCACAAAAAGGCCGCCCGCCTAAAAAGAAGGGAGCCAAAAAGTGATGGCTAAACAAGGATTGTATGCCAACATCCACGCCAAGCGTAAGCGTATCGCTGCTGGCAGTGGTGAAAAAATGAGGAAGCCTGGCAGTAAGGGTGCTCCTACTGCAGCTAACTTCCGCCGGTCTGCAAAGACCGCAAAGAAAAACAAACTTAAAATGGGTTAATTAAATGGCAGCTACTATCGCACTACAAGGATCCCGCTCACTGTGGGATCGTTATTGTGAGTGGGTTAGCAGCACTGAGAACCGGCTTTATGTAGGACACTTCGGTGTCCTCATGATTCCTTGTCTACTGGCAGCGACCACTTGCTTTATTGTTGCATTCATTGCAGCACCACCTGTTGATATTGATGGCATCCGTGAACCGGTTGCTGGATCACTTCTCTATGGAAACAACATCATCTCAGGAGCAGTCGTACCCAGCTCCAACGCAATCGGTCTGCATCTTTACTCAATCTGGGAAGCCGCCTCTCTCGACGAATGGTTGTACAACGGAGGACCTTACCAGCTGGTTGTCTTCCACTTCCTTATCGGTGTCTTCGCTTACATGGGACGCGAATGGGAACTTAGTTATCGATTGGGAATGAGGCCCTGGATTTTTGTTGCCTACTCTGCACCTGTCGCTGCTGCCACTGCAGTGTTCCTTGTCTATCCTTTCGGTCAAGGTTCTTTCAGTGACGGTATGCCGCTCGGTATCTCCGGTACTTTTAACTATATGCTTGTCTTCCAAGCAGAACACAACATCCTCATGCACCCGTTCCACATGCTTGGAGTTGCAGGTGTCTTTGGGGGTTCCTTGTTTAGTGCAATGCACGGTTCGTTGGTTACGTCGTCGCTCGTTCGAGAGACTACTGAAACTGTATCTCAAAACTATGGTTACAAGTTTGGTCAAGAGGAAGAGACCTACAACATCGTTGCCGCACACGGCTACTTCGGACGTTTGATCTTTCAGTATGCGTCTTTTAATAACTCACGTAGTCTTCACTTCTTCTTGGCTGCTTGGCCTGTGGTGGGTATCTGGTTTACTGCACTCGGCGTAAGCACTATGGCGTTCAACTTGAACGGCTTTAACTTCAATCAATCTATCCAGGCTGCGGATGGCAGAGTCATCAACACCTGGGCTGACATCCTCAACCGAGCTGGTCTTGGTATGGAAGTCATGCATGAGCGTAATGCTCACAACTTTCCACTCGATCTGGCGACTCATGAAGCGCCAGCTATCGGCTAATTATACAACAACACACTTTTATTTACAATGAAAAAAATCGCACTCTCTACCCTTGCGGTGTCTACCTTTGCTGTTCCTGCTATCGCCGGTCCTTATGTGAACGTCGAAACTTCTTCTAAGTTTGCAGGTACTGACTATTCTAAAACTGCTACTGACTTCTTTGTTGGCTATGAAGGTGAAGTCGGTACTCTTGACTACTTCATTGAAGGTGGTCCTAGCATGACCACTCCTGATAACGGTGTGTCTGAAACTGTGCCTGCTGGTAAAGTTGGTTTCAGTGTCAAAGCAAACAAGCACCTCAAAGTGTATGGCGAACTTTCCGCTAGCTTTAACGAAGACACCAACGACTATGGCACCAAAGCTGGTGTAAAGTATTCCTTCTAAGTAACGTACGTTCATCCTTATGGAACATATCTATCAACTAGAACTAACACCCGAAGCACTCAAATTGGTTTACAAGTCCGTTGACTTTCATCACAAAAATTGGAGTGGTGGTGATGCATTTGAACAACAAGAACTTTTGTATTTAAAAAATCTTTTGTACAAATGTGTTCTAGAAGAGACGTTTCAGCAGGACGCATGACGCCACACCATGGAACGGGGGTGTGGTACTTCGGAGTATTTCAATGCCTAACGTTGAACTGCAAGCTCGCGTCAAAGAGCAACAGGCTGCTGCTAA